CCCGGCGCTTGCCCGGCTTCGTCTGCGGTTGAGGGCACTGACATGAAGACCACCGACCTGTTCAAGAAGCGCGCAAACCTCATCGAGCAGCGCGATGCGCTGTCCAAGGAACTGAACGAGCTCCTCGGCAGCGAGCAGCTGACCGCCGAGCAGGAGGCCCGTGGCTCCGAGCTCATGGACAAGCTGGAGCCGCTCAAGCGGGACATCGAGGAGATGCAGAAGCACATCGGTGCCTCGCAGCTCCGCGAGCGGTTCGCGTCCTACGCGGCCGTCGAGAAGGCCACCCAGGAGAACGAGAAGCGCTCCACCGAGTGGACGGCCTCGGGCGAGTACCGCGAGCAGTTCATCGACTGGTGCCGTGGCGGGCGCGCGCCCGAGACGCGCGGCCTGGCCGAGTTCCGCGACATCACGACCTCGAGCTCGTCGGGCGTCCTCGTCCCGAAGATCTACGAGGCCGGCATCCTGAAGTACCTCGACCGCAACACGGTGGTCCGCAACCTGGCCGACCTCCGCACGGGCGTGAAGGGCAGCGTGACGCTGCGCCGGAACAACCTCGAGACGGACGCTGCGGTCACGACCTTCTGGACCACCGAGGCCAACAAGACGCAGACGGCCTACGACGCGGCGCACGCCGAGATCAACCTCAACCCCGTCGGCGGCCTGCCGAAGTCGGAGCTCACCCAGTGGGTGGTCCGGCAGTCGGACTTCGACATCGAGGCCGAGGTGATCTCGCACCTCCAGAAGATGATCGCGCGCGGCATCGAGTCGGGCTACACGGTCGGAAGCGGCAGCAACCAGCCCACGGGCCTGTTCTATAACGATTCGGACTACAAGGCCGTCGCGGTGAGCGCGGCCCACGGTTCCGGCACGGGCTGGGACGGCGCCTTCACGGTGGACCGCCTCACGCAGCTGCGCTACCAGCAGCTGCCCGCCGAGTACTGGTCGAGCGCCGTCTGGGTGATGAGCCAGGACGCCTACTTCCGCATCGCCAGCCTGAAGGTGGACACCAGCGCCAGCAACGTCCCGCTCTTCATCCCGAGCTCGGACGCGGGCATCATGGACCAGGCGCCGATGATGCTGATGGGCCGCCCGGTCTACATCGCGCCCTACGCGCCCGGCCGGCAGACGGCGGCGGTGACCAACAGCATCCCGCTGATGTTCGCCAACGTCGGCGAGGCGTTCGCCATCCGCGAGTGGGGCGGCATCTCGATGTTCCGGGATGACGTGACCACCCCCGGCCTCGTGAAGTTCCAGGGCATGGTGTTCGTGAACAGCAAGGTGGTCCGCCCGAAGGCGGTCGCCGCGCTGCGCATCACCCTGACCTGACGCAAACCCCCGGAAGCGCAAGGGGGCGGGCACTCTCCCCGCCCGCCCCCTCTGCGTCCAGGAGCACGGATGCCGATCTCGCTGTCCACGATCAAGGATGCGGCGCGCGTCTACCACACGGGCGACGATGCGTACCTCGCGATCGCCTACGACGCGACGGTGCGCGAGCTGGAGGAGCGCACCGGCTGGTGCCTCGACCCGGTCACGCGCACGCAGTACGTCGCGTCCGAGCCGACAGGCGTCACGAAGCTCGTCCGCTTGGAGCGGCAGCCGGTCACCCTGTGCGAGTGCAAGGACGTCACGAACGCGACCGTGTCGGTGAAGCTAGTGCTCATCAACGGCATCCACTACGCAGACATGGGAGGCGTCACGGTGACCTACCCGCTGCACCTGACGGTCTACGCCGGAAACAACACCCTGAACCCGCTGCTCCAGATGGCGGTGATGCAGCGCGTGACGCAGCTCAACGCCGCGCGCGGCGATGACACCGTGCCGCTGAAGACCGACTACTGGGACAACATCTGCGCCATGATGGGCAAGGGGATTGGCTGATGGCGCACGTCCCCCACGGCATGATGCGGCTGGTCGCGGCGGTGCAGAACCCGACGCAGTCCACCGACGCGCTCGGCCAGGCCACCGAGACGTGGGCGACCGTGTCCGGCCTGTCCGCGCTGCCCGTCTACATCGAGCAGATGGACACCACCGAGACGGTGGACGATGGCGGCCCGGCCATCCAGACCTCGTACCGGATCCTCTGCCCGTGGACGGCCTCGGTCACCACGCGTAGCCGGTTCCTGTGGACCGACAACGGCACCCAGCGCACCCTGAACGTGCGCAGCTGCACCGACAAGGACCAGCGCCGGCGGACGCTCACCATCGAAGCCGTGGAGGTGGTCCTGTGAGCGTCCCGGTGATCCAGATCAAGCTCGACAGCAAGGAGCTCAAGGCGACGTTGGAGAAGCTGCCCGAGCGCCTCAATGAGCGCGCCAGGAAGAACGGCGCCCGCCGGGCGCTCGCGCCGTTCGTCAAGGAGCTGGCTGCCATTTGGAAGGCATCCAAGTACCGAGGCAAGCCGACGCACCGAAAGGCCATTGCTGCCGCCACGCAGCTGGACATCCGACGAATGGGTGCCGGACCGACGGCAGAACTGCGGTCGAGGATCGGCGTGCGCTACGGAAGCAAGGGCGGTTCCCGAGCCAAGGGTCGCCAGCGCATCTACCACATCCTGGAATCCGGGTTCCGTCACTTTGGGCGTGCCAGCAAGTTCTACAGCGCTCCTCCAGAGCACCTGATCGCGCAGCGAGACGCCCGGCGCGCCTTCGTCAAGGAGCAGCGGGACGCGATCTGGAAGGCAACGCCAGGCAACACCCGCGAGGCAAAGCGCGTCCGCACGGCGGCGATCTACGCCATGTACGGCGAGGCGCGTGCGCGATTCCAAGACTTGCACGACTACACATTCTCAAAGCGCCAAGCGATGAACAAGGCCAAGGGATCCGCAAAGATGATCCCCGGCGCCTACCGCTCCTACCGCTGGGCGCGTGCCAACCTCCAGAAGGCCATGGACGCCATGGCTCGCGAGACGCTTGCCGAGGCCAAGAAGCTGCTGGAGGGCAAGCCATGAGCCTGGAAACGGTCTGCAAGTCCGTCCAGTACCACCTCGACCAGGCCACGACCAACCCCGTGAGCGTCGGGATGCGCCGCCCCACGACGCAGACCCCGGCCATCGTCTGGGAGATCAGCGCCGCGCAGGCGTCGCGCGCGATGCCTGGAGCCGATGCCGGCCTGTGGATGGTCACCGTCGAGGTCAACATCTACGGCGACACCACCCTCGCCGTCGCCCAGGAGGCCGACAAGATCTGCGCCGCGCTCAACGGCGTCAAGACGGCTACCAACACTGCGGACATCGTCTGCACGGACGCGAGCGTCGCGTTCCGCACCGAATCGCAGGCCGACGGCTCGGAAGGCGACGAGCGCGTCTGCACCCTGACCCTCTCGCTCCAAGGAATCTGACCCATGGCACTCATCGCAGGCTACGGCGGCACCCTGACCTTCAGCGGCACCACGACGGTGGCCGTGCGCAGCTTCACCATGAACTTCGAGCGCGCCAGCCTGGACGTAACCACGCTCGGTGATTTTCGCGAAAAGCGCGTGCCAGGCCGCGTGCGGCGCTTTGGAACCCTCACCCTGTACCGTCAGGACAGCACCAACGATGACGGGCTCCGCGCCCACCTGATGCCCGTGGACTTGAGCGGAACGACAAGCGCATCGTTGACCCTCAAGTACACCGACCAAGGCTCCATCAACTACGACGAGTATGGCGCCGGCACTGGAAACATCAACGTGCAGATTACCTCGGCCTCGTTCACGGACGATGGCACCGGAGCGGCCATGTGGGAGCTCTCTTGGGAGGAGCAGTGACCCTTGCCGATTGACCTCCACAAGGTCGCCGCACGGACCCGCTCGGTTGACATCCCCGAGCTCGGCCTGCTCACGTTCCGCGAACCCACGCTCGCGGACGTGACGCAGGCTTCGCACAACCCGTTCTGGTGGGTGGCCTGCATCAGCTGCCAGGACGGCTCGGCGTTCCTCCAGAACCCGCAGGACGCCGGGAAGATCCGGGCGGACATCGCCGGGCGCCTGCTCGAGGAGGTCAACCGCCAACGCCCTACGGACGCGCCGAGCGCAGGCTCTGGCGCATCGCAAGCCCCGAGCAACGCATGACCATGGCGGCCGGCCTCGCCCAAGACCTGACCAACGGAGAGCGCATCGAGAGCGCGCTGGTGGTCATCGCGTCCGCCCTGACCGGCAAGCGCCCCTCGCAGCTCTTCCCCTGGCTCCGCAATGGCTGACAAGACCCTGAAAGCCTCCATCCAGGTGGACATGGACGCCAAGGGCGTCGCCCGAGGGGTTGCGGCCACGAACCGGGAGCTCGACAAGCTCAACCGCACGGCCCGCAGCACGGCCATGGCCACCGGGATCATGGCCGGCATCAGCACGATCCAGACGGCCTTCAGCGCCCTGTCCGGGATCATCAACGCAATCAACGAGCACGTGGACAGGCTGGACAAGCTTGGACGCCAGTACTCACGCGAGGGCGCAGCGGCCGAGAGCAGCCGCATGAGCGCTCAGTTCCAGACGGACGCCCAGATCGGCCGGGCAATGGGTCCGGCGTCCGCTGCGATGGCGCAACGGGAAGAGAAGTCCATGCGCGACCGGGCGGCGCGCATCGCAGCGAGCACCGACATTGGCGCTGGTGCCGCTGCCTGGGACACCTTCTTTGCCGCGATCGCCAGCTCGTTTACGGCCGCAAAGGACCAGTTCGTAGCCAATTGGAACGATCCGCTTGCCGTCAATCAACCGAGCGTCTTGGGGGCAATGGAAAGCGCCCTTGGAGTCCCGCAGTTCTATTTCGGCGGGATGACCGGCTCGGACCTTGATGGAGGACGAGGCTCCGCGCAGGGGATGCCCTACGACCCAAACATGGCTGCCAACAACCGGCACCTCCAATCTATCGACCGAAAGCTGGGCGGCAACTGATGGGCACCTGGACTTCCATCGAGCGCGCCGAAAGCCGGGTGTGGAGCTTTGCCGACCGCTGGAGCGAGCAGACGCTCGAGCGCGTGTGGGTCACGGGCTGGGAACAAAAGCCCAACGATCCGACCGATGTGTACCCCGGCGATGGACTTCTGGCAACGAACCTTCCGGTGCGTCCGCAGCAGCGGCTCGAGGCCGGAGTGCACACCGTCAACACAGTCGCGACTCCGTGGCTTAAGCACCTGATTTGCCGATCCGTCACCGTCGAGCCGGCGCGCGAGCGCCCATACACCTGGATCGTCCGCGCCCGCTACACGACGGAGAAGTTCCCCTGGTCCGCCACGGACACATGGGGCGCCGAGTACGTCAAGCAGACCCGCGTGATCGGCTCGCGCACAATTGCCATGTACCGGCAGAACAGCGGTTCTGGGTTCTTCCCGTCAAACGGCGACGTGACGTGGCCACCAACCAGCGACCTCGGCGGGACCAAGGTGGACATCAACGGCAACCCGCGCCGCTACCAGGTCGCCCAGCAGCAGGTCGTGGTGGAGAACATCAGGGACCGCACCAAGACGGACTCGCAGACCGTCTCGGCCGACGATCCGGATTGGGCGACGATCCTCACGACTTTCATCAACAAGCGCAACAGCACATCCTTTCTTGGTTGGGCAACCGGCAGCGTCTTGTGCACCGGGATCACCGCCACCCTGGACAGCGAGGTCTGGAGGATCTCGGCGACGTTCTTGTTTGACGATTGGTTCCACCTTGAGCAGGTGCCGGTTGCGTATCCGAACGGCGCGCCCATCCTGGCTGTCGGTGCCACCGTGGCCGGCGAAGCTCAGCAGCAGAGCAACAAGGTGGTTTGGTTTCAGCCTTATCCGGACAAGGTGGACTTCACGACCTTGTACGGAACAGCAAGTTCGCCAATTCCAACGCAGTTCACCAAGGCAGGCCCGAACAGGATCCCATGACCTTCCACACCCCGAGGTTCAACCAAGGGCTCTTCGGCAAGGCCAACCGGTTCGTGACCGGAGGATGGCAGCAGGCGTCCGAGACGGTCCAGGCGCGCGGCGAGGCCATCGAGTGGGCATACGGCCAGATGGTGCAGGGCAGGGCCATCTCCCAGGAGCTCATCACCCTCCAGAGCGCGGCCGTCATCGCCGGCGCCACCTACCGATGGACCTACAGCGTCAAGCACTGGTTCCCGGAGAGCCCGACCGGTGTCACCGGCGTCCCGGACAAGAACGACACGCGCTTCACCTATACGACGGCCTACAACCTGCGTGAGTGGCACAACAGCGCCACCTTCCTCGACGGCATGGACCCGACGAACCCGTCCGTGACCGTCGGCCCGGTCGGAAGCAAGTGGAGTGGCGCCGGATTCAGCACGACGAGCCTTGAGGCGAAGACCGTTGCCTGGGTGGCCATGGACCGATCCGGCCGGGCCATCTGCTTCTTCGACCGCCCCAACCCCGTCCGCTGCGCCGGGCTGTTCTGGAACCCAGGAGGAGGTGAGTAATGCTCCGCTCATTCATGCGCAAGGCGCAGCTGACCACCAAGGGCGGATGCCTCGCCACCGGCGCCCCCAACCAGCCGGGCGGCCTGACCGCCACCGGCGGCGTCGGCACGATCTCGCTGTCCTGGACGGCCGACAGCACGGCCGCGCCCAACCAAGCGACGTACTACGAGGTCGAGCGGTCCAACGACGGCCTCGGGTCGTGGAGCGTGATCGCGACCAACCTCGGGACGAACAGCTACACGGACACGGTGGCGGCGAGCACGACCCGTCACTACCGGGTGACGGCGTACAACTGCGATAGCGGAAGCCTCGCGAGCACCTCCGCGTCCGCGACTACCGCGCCCGCCGCGCCGAGCTCGCTGACCGCGACGGCGACCAGCAGCACGCAGATCAACCTCGCCTGGACGGACAACAGCAGCGACGAGACGGGTTTCATCATCCAGCAGCGCAGCCCGTCGGGCTCGGGGTCGTGGAGCACGATCCACACGACCGGCGCGGGTGCGACGAGCTACTCGGTGACCGGGCTCACCGCGTCCACCAGCTACGGCTTCCGCGTCGCGGCGACACGCACCTCGCCCAGCGCGACCAGCGACTACACGGCCGAGGCGTCCGCAACCACGCAGAGCGGCAGCAGCACCTACAACGTCGAGTACCTCGTCATCGCAGGCGGGGGAGGTGGTTATGCGGGTGGTGGTGGCGCGGGGGGATATCGCGCCGGAACATTGACCTTGACGGCTGGAAGTGGTTCCAAGACCGTCACTATTGGGGCAGGAGGCGCGGGCGGA